CTACCAGAGCCTGTGGGAAGAGTCCAGGAAGCCTCCGCGATTCAAGGCGGGCCTCATTGTGGGAGCCCTTGCGGTGGTCCTGGTCGAGGCGCTGGTCGCCTTCCTGTGGAAGCGGTTTGGCCTCGGGACATTTTTCAAGAAACTATTCACAAAAAAATAATCAACAGCCATGTACAAGCACGGAAGTAACCTGATCCTGTTCTTCAAAGGCAAGGCCATCGGACATTGCACCAGCTGCGAGGTCCAGGACCAGTCTGAGACCAAATCCCGCTCCATTAAGGCGCTGCCCGACTATAGTGCCGGCAACGAGGAATCAGACCCCGACCTGAAGAATGCCCAGGGCGAGGACGCCACCCACGACGGCCTCTGGGACGAAAAGTCTGTCACCAAGCGCACCACATCCATCAGCTGCGACGCCCTCGACTTCGAGGGAGACACCGGCGCGACGTATGACGAACTGCTGGAGGCGATGGATAAAGGAGAGAAGGTGAAGCTCAAGTATGCCTACAAGGGCGAGGAAAACACGAAGTACCGCGTCGGTCTCTTCGTGATCACGTCCCTGCAGCGCAATGATCCCGCAGACGACGACTCCACGTTCAGCGCCACGTTCGAGAACTCGGGCAAGGTGCGCGTGCGTCCCGTCGCCGCGTAACGACCTGTCGTCCGGTGCGGCCGCACCGGACGGCTTTTAACCTCTAAACACAATCCACGATGAGCAAGGAAAAGAACAACAAACAGAATGGAGCCGTGAAGATTCCCACCCGGCCCCAGAAGACCTACCAGATTGAAATCGCCGGCGTCAAATACCCCTACCGTGAGACGATGGGCGCCATGAGCGCTTTCACCGAGGAGACGGGGCTGGAAGTTCCAGTCTCCACCGAAGACAATCTGAGATACATGTACCTCGTCCTCAAGTCTCAGGCACGTCGTTCTGACGGTGTGCCCTTCGACCTTTCCTATGACGAATTCCGCGACGGCCTCTATGCCGACGAATACCTGCGTCTCGTGAACGAGATGGCCGCGGACACCCAGGTGGAGGACGACGAAAAAAACGTGTAGAGCCCACCCCCTTCAAGAAGATTCTGGGCATCGCCGTGGGGCGGATCGGGATTCCGCTGAACGACTTCCTCCTGATGACTCCCCGCGAGTTCAGCGCGGTGTATGAGGCATGGAACGAGCATCAGACGCTTCTTCGGCAGGAGCGGTGGGAGCAGATCCGTTGGATATGTTTCTACAGCATAAAGCCCTACTCCAAGAAAGGGCTTCGCCCGGAAAACGTCCTGTCTTTCGAATGGGGCGGGAATAAAGCCAAACGGACTAAGAAAGAAAAAGAGCAAGAACAAAAGGAGTTCAAGAAACTGGTGAAACTCTGGGACAACGACGATGAATAAGAGGGCATCATACGAGATAGACTTCAAGGGCAACGACTCGGCATCGGCCGTTGCCCGGAAGATCGTGTCTTCCGTCACGTCGGCGCAGAAGAGTGCCTCGGCCTCCATCCAGGCCGTCAATGCAGACCTGCGGCGCCAGTCACAGCTCTCTGTCGGACGTGCTGCACAGGTCAAGCGGTCAAGTGGAGAGATTTCCAACCAGGCGAGGGCCGTCCGCGAGGTGTCGTCAGCTTATAGCAAAGCCTACACCCAGACGAAGTCCGACCTGAAGTCCGGGCTTGCGAGTCAGGATGAGGTCACGCGCTCTATCGAGACGCAGCGTCAGCGCGTTGCCGACCTTTCGGCCCAGTACCGGGAGCTGAAGGCCAGCAAGGCATCTGCCTCAAGCATATCTTCCAAGAAGAAGGAGCTGGATGAGGAGCGGCAGGCGCTCTCCGGAACGGTTGCCGCCGCCGCCAGCTACAAGAAAGAAACAGTCTCGATCCGCTCCCAGATAGCCGTACTGCGCGGCGAGATGGAACGGCTTCGCCTTGAGGGAAAGGAGGACACCGCCGAGTACGAGCAGAGGCGCCAGGAGATGGAGCGCCTCAAGACCACTTATCGCGAGGTAAGCATGGAACAGAAGGTCCTCTCTTCTGGATCCGCGCAAATCAGCGGCGTGGTCAGCGGCCTGCAAGGCCTGATGGGCATCTACTCTGTCGGCAGCGGCATCGTTTCGATGTTCACAACCGACAACGAGAAGCTGATGAAGGTGCAGACGAAGATGCAGTCCGTGATGGCGGTGATGATGGGTGCCCAGCAGGTTGCCAACACCCTGCACTCCACGAGCGCCTTCCGCATCGTGACCTGCCGCAAGGTCACGGAGCTATGGACGACCGCCCAGAACCGGCTGACCGTATCCATCGGCATGAGCACCGTAGCGGCGAAGGCGTGGATGGCGACCCTCACCATGGGCGCTTCGGTGATTGCTGCAGTCGTCATCGGTGCAATCAGCAGGCTGATATCCAAGCATCGGGAGCAGAAGAAAGCCCAGGAGGAAGCCAGTAAGGCCGAGGAAGATGCGCAGAAGTCCGTCCGGCAGTCCGTGGCCGCAAGCATCGCCTCGCAGCTCGCCTCCTACCGCAAGCTCCAGCAGCAATGGAAGCAGCTGGGCGGCAACGCCACCAAGCAGCAGAAGTTCATCAAAGACAACGCCTCGGAGTTCAAGAAGCTGGGCGTGTCCGTCAGGACGGTCAAGGATGCCGAAAACCTGCTGGTCAGTGGGGAGTCGGCCTTCGTCGAGTCGCTCAAGCGCCGGGCAATGGCCGCCGCCGCGATGGAGCTGGCATCTAAGAAATACCAGGCCGCCATTGAGAAGATGCTGGAGGCGGAGGATGCCAAGAAAGGCACAGACAAGGAACGGCGGCAAGCCCGCAGCAAGGCCGAGGACGTCTATCTGCAGAAGGCCGGCGCCGCCAAGAACCCCATCGCCCGGGGCGCCGTTGCCAAACAGCACGATAGCATCGTCGGGCAGGCCTATGCAACCGAGCTCAAGGCCATCACCGACAAGAGGGTCAAGGAGTACAACGACGCCGCCAAAAAGGAAATGGCGGCCGGCGACCGCTACTTCGAGGTCGTCGATAAGTATAACAAGCAGGCCGACGCCCAGCTCAAGGGCGGTGGCATCACCCCGTCCGGCGGCGGTGACCCCGGTTCCAAAGCGGGGAGCATCGATGCCATCGAGAAGAAGATCCAGGCACTCACGACGGCTATGAAGGCCGCCGGTGCCACGGAACGTGCCGAGCTCCAGAAGCAGATCAACGCTTGGCAGAAGAAGCTGGATGCCGTAAACCTGGAACTGGAGGCGCTCGGCGTCCCCGCTGATCCCCAGACGCTGCAGGAACTGGACACCGCCATCAGCTACTACGACAAGCTGCTGAAGATAGCCGGTGACGATGAAAGGGAGCAGATCCAGCAATCCATCAACGGCTACAAAAAGAAGAAAACGGCAATCGAAGACAGTTTGAAAGCCCTTTCCGTACCTGCGAATCCAAAGACGCTGGAAGAGTACGGGCAGGTCATCTCCGCGTTGGAGGGCAAGCTGTCCAAGGCCTCGGCTTCGGAGCGGGCCGGCATCCAGGCCACCATAAACGCCTACCAGCGCGAGGAGGACGAAATCCGCGCCCGTCTCGCGCTTGCCGCCACGCCCGCCGTGCTGGAGAGCCTCGCCGACTATGAACAGGCCATCTCCGCCTGCGAATCCGTCCTGCAGTATGCCAACGACGAAGAGCGAGCCAACATACAGCGGACGATCAATGAATACAGAAAAAAGAAGGAAGCCATCGAGGACTCCTTGCAGGCACTCGACGTGCCCGCCGAGCCCAAGAGCCTCGAAGACTTTGACAAGGTGATATCCGCCCTTGAGGCGAAGCTGCAGAAGGCCGGCGACACCGAACGTGCCGGACTACAGCAGCAGATAGACCTGTGGAATGCCAAAAAACAGGCCATAACCGAATCCCTCCAACTGGCCGGGATGGATGACCTGCAGGCGATGGTCCAGAACGGCCTCGGCCTCGGAAACACCGAGCTTGAACTTACGCTTCGCGCCCGCATCACGGGCGCCGAGCTGGCCAAGGCGAAGATCCAGGAACTGCAGAAGATGTTGGCGGTGGCCCAGACCGACGAAGAAAAGGCGTCCATCAAGAGTGCCATCAGGCAGTGGGAGAAATATGCCGTCAGCCTCGACGCAACGCAGACCTCCGGGCAGCGGGCTGTCGGGATGATGGAGAACCTGGCTTCGATCGCCAACGCCGCCTCCGGCGTGGTGGACGAAGGTGCTGCCGGGTGGCTCACCTGGGGTGCCAATGTCCTGTCCGCCGTTGCTGCGGCACTTCCTGCCATCGCGACGGTCATCGGAGGCAACATCGCCCAGGCGTTCGCCGGAGCGATCGCCCAGTCCCAGGACGTCCCGTTCCCCTATAACCTTATCTCCCTGGCGGCAAGCGTGGCCGCCGTGGGCGCCGCCGTCGCCGCCATCCCGAAGTATGCGGAGGGTGCTATCGCGAAGGGAGCCACGCTCGGCATCTTCGGCGAGTACCCCGGTGCCCAGAACAATCCGGAGGTCGTGGCCCCGCTCAGCAAGCTCGAACAGTATTTGCAGCCCGCATCATTTGGCGGTGACGTGCGATTCCGCATCCGAGGGCGTGACCTGGAAGGTCTGCTCGAGAAAGAGCAACAAATCAATAGGAGGACACGGTGATATGGCACTCGGCGTAAGATACAGGGGCGCGACACTGTCCAGGTCGGGCGTGCACTGGCGGGTGGATATCCTGCAGGAAGGG